AGCTGATAGATCAACTGTAATGGTTTCTCCGTTATATTCAAAACTATAATCTTTACCATAACCCAAAATACGAGAAGCAATCATAATAGCATCTTTATCAGCCACTAAAAGATCATCATAGTTAAATTTAGTAATGATCATAGATTGTAATAGTTTATCAATCACAACACCTTGACGGATATAGTTTTGGTTAGTTAAGATATCTTCTTCTCTAGCAGTCATGTATTTCATTTCTATTTTTCCTTCTGCTAAAGGATGTCCTTCGGGGTATAATAAACCTTTTGAAGGTAATTCTACAATTTCTGTAGGGAATTTAAAATCGCTCATAAATTTTTATTTAATAAAACTAGTTTGTCTATTATACATATAATATAAAAAAAGAGCTTGGCAAAGCCAAGCTCAAATTTAAATTTATTTGAATTTCTATTAGAAGTTCAATACACAGTAATCTGGTTGAACTGTCATTGTAATTTCAACAGCAGTATCTACAGTATCCCAGCTATAGTCACCAAAGCTAGCGTCAATAATTAAAGCACCTTTAATAATCCATTCTGATACGATATCGCCTACAGGTCCTAGTACATCAAAAGTTAGGTCTTTTTTGTAGAAGTCTGAGTAGCCATCTCTACCAGTTACTGATTCGTGGTGTAAACGAACCCATTCCATTACTGCTTGTGCACCTGAAGGGGTGATAGGATCAAATAATGTAAACTGAACTGTGCCCCAAGTAGTTTTGCCTTTAACAAAACGTTGAACGTTAATGTGGTTAAGAGCTACACTTCCTTGAGTTAAGTTTATCGCACCTACACCTTTAATCTCGTAAGCAGGAATACCATCGATATACATGATGAATCGGTTGGTCTGCTTTGGTTCAAAAGCTGTGAAAAATATTTCGTTTGGGTCTAATACTGCCATTTTGCTATATTATTTATTTTATTATAAATATCATCAATTACAACTTTTAACCTGGGAAGGTAGCTCCAGTTGGTAAGATGTTGAAGTCTAGGTAGATGAATTCAGCAGTCTTAGTTGGTTGTAGATAGATTTGACCAATTAACTGGTTTCTATCGATTACGTCTGGAGTATTGTTGGAATCATCCATAATTACTCTGAACGCGTATAAACCTTGACGTTGTTGAACACTTTCTAGGTATGGGTTAACTTGGCTTAAGAATTGTTCAAATACTAAGTTGTTAGCTACTTGAGAGATGTAAGACTTAAGGGCAATTAACAATCTACGTACATTTACACGATCAAGTGCAGATGATTTTTTCTGTAATGTTTTCTGACCGTATACTACAACTCCAGTTCCTGGGAATGTTGCAATTGGGTTTACATTACCTACATAAAGATCGTTACGTTGAGTTTGAGTTAATTTTCTTTCGGCTCTTACTACAGTATCTAAACCACCTCTGTTGATACCTGCTGGTGCGAACCATGGTTCAGATACACTGTCATTAAACGCGTATACTGCGGGAATCATAGCTGAAGCTGGTACCCAAACTAATTGACCAGTACCTGGATCAATTGTTTGTAACCAAGGCCAGTAAGTAGCAGCGTATGAGCTATTGATTGCTTGAGCTGAAGTTACAGCTTGAGAAACTTGAGCACCGTAAGGTCTAGTATCTAATACTGTGATAGCATCACCTCTAGATTGGATAGTGTTTACTAAAGTAGTGTTTTGAGTTGCGTTATCATTAATGTTTAAACCTGGGATTGTAATTACATTAAATCTGTAGTCATCCTGGTTGGCCATTAAACTAATCATATCATTGTAATCAGCAGCATCTATACCTTGTAGATTTGTTGTGCCAGTAATATTTTCGTAGAATAAAGCACCACCACCGTAGAACAAGTTACCAGTAGCTCCTGAGAATGTACCTTTTGAAGTTATAGGTAAAGAAGCAGTAAATGCAGTTTTAGCAGTACCGTTGTTATCAAAGTAGAATGGTGTAGGAGAGTTTACAGCACTTACATAAACATACTTAGATTGGTTAGGGAAGTTACCAATAACTTCTACATAGTTTTCAGCTGAGTTATAAGTTTGGTAACTATCACCAATTACTCTAGAAATGTAGTTTGGTTGAGTTGGATCAAGTGATAGGTTAGTCCAAGTTTCAAGTACGATTGGTTCTGTAGTTGTATCGTTACCTTGTCTAATTAATAAGCTAAATTCACCTGAACCTGTATCAACGTTAGCAATCTGCCATCTTACATTATCGACTGAACCACTTGAAAGGATTCCGTTAGTACCTTCTGAACCTGAGTTGTTCATGATAGTACCTTCAGAAATAGTTTTTAAAGTAAATGATGGTAAGCTAGTACCTCCGGTAAATAGAGTTGTAACACTTCCTGAAGTATAGTATAAAGTGTTGCCAGTTATACCTGAGTTTTCAGCAAATAAGTTTAAGTTAGTACCACCCGCACTACCTGTTAAAGTTATAGTAATACCATTTAAACTAAATGAACTTGAACCTATAGAAGCAGCAGTGCTATGGAACCCACTTAATGATAAAACAGCAGAAGCAGTAGTAAATCCAATATTGCTTGGAATACCAAAAGTGCCAGAAGTTTCAGCAAAGAATGAAGTAGCTGAAGTGAATGACCCTGAAGCTACTCTAGCTACTAGTAAAGTTTCACCACCTTGTTGGAAATAGTTGTATGCGGCGATTGAAGTTAAGTAGCTGTATTCTTGGCCACCACTTAAAAAAGTACCACCAAATTTATTTAAATAATCAGAGTATGTAGTAACTACTGTAGGGATTTCTACAGGGCCTTTTACGGTTGGGCCAATGATTGCGGCCCCAACAGTTATAGGTTGCTGTGTGATAAATGAATTATCATTCTCTCTAGCTAATACCCCAGGTGAAATTAAAGTTTCTGCCATTTTAGAGTTATATTTTTAGTTTTATTATAAATATATAGATTTTTTCCAAAAATTTATAACCTTTAAAAACATAACCCCAAAAAGACTAAAATTATTCTGTGATAATTTCTCCAGTTTCTAAATTAAGATTTCCGTTTCCGTATTTTTCAGTCAATTGAGCTCCTAATTGGATATTTAATTTTTCAATCTCTAATACTTGAGATTTTAATTCAGTTTTTGTTTGTTCTAATAATGACATTCTATACTCAATTGAGCCTAGATCCATTAGTAGACTGTTTTGTTTAGTTTGAAGATCTCGTAATTGTGTAAGTTCTTCTTGTGTTAAAACTTTTGTTTCCATATGATGATAAATATTTAATTGTTTTCTAAAATTTTAATTGTTTGTTGGGCTTCTATAATATTGTCCTCAATTGAGCAATACGTCCATGAACCATATCGACCTATTGAATATATTCCTTGTGGATTATATTTTTGACACCATTCATTATAGATTTCTTTTGATTCTTTAGTTATATGAACATATGCTGGGTTCATAATTAAGAATTGATAAGAAACTAGTTCATGTACACCATCTTCAATTATACCACAATCTTCTAAATCAGCGAGAACTTGCATTAAAAGTTCAGATTCGTTTAGTTTTTGATCTACGTTAGCTCCGATTTCAACATATAGACTTAATTTTTCCTGTCCTAATATATTATTGTAAAATCCTACTCTATAAAATATTTCATCACCTGGAAAATATCTCCAATGAGTTTTAATATCTGATCCTTTATTGAAACCTAAATTAAACACAGCTACTTTATTTGCTGAAAGTTTAGGATTGGGATGAAGTTTATTGAAAGGTAAAGTGCTAATTAACTGTTCGAACTTAATATCTCCTTTATTGGTTTTAGCTACCTTGTTTTCTAAATCTAGTTCGAGGAGTTCAGTATTAAGTAGAATCTTGTTACTGTCTAATCTTTTAAGAACCGACTTAATATATTCGTAACTACCTCCTTTCGGGTAAATAAAAGTATCGTTATACGACTTAGACTTACTTTTAGGAAAAAATCTACCCATTGAGTCATACTCTAGCTCATTTAAATCACAAGCATATAACTTCTCGTTATAAGGAATAATGAACTTATCACAAATACCTTTACCTAGAGTAGATCTTACAAATGACTTAAAAGTAGATAAATCAGCTTCTCCTAAATTATCTAGATCGGCTAAACACTCTTTGTATTCTTGTTCAGGTAACTGATCGATGTTAAACTGAAAGGGGAAGTCAATTATATTTTGGTTATAGTCGATGTCTGTTATTTTAGTAACCTGAAGCATTTCAGATTCCATATTTTTTAAGACATAATCTTTGATTTTAGGATTATTAAAATGAAAAAAATGTCCTGAGTAATCCCATGTATAGTCTCCCCTAATGGTAGTTTTACAATAACCACCAGGTATAGAGTCTTTTTCTAAAACTAAATAATCTGAATGTGATAGGAAGGAGGCTGCTGAGAGTCCAGTTATGCCTCCTCCTATAATTAAGGTTTTAGTTTCCATTTAACTTATCAGTAAAATGTTGAAGATTAGTATTTAATCTTTCTTGGTGAGATTCAAATTCAGGATCATTAATAATTTGTTTTAAATAATTAAGTCCTTCTTCAAATCTATTAGTCCAAAAACATGCTACAGATAATTCATCATTAATATGTTTTCCATAACAATATTGATTAACAAATAGAACATACTTATTTTTAGCATTATATATATTATTACGAGTAGCTTGTTTTAGATACTTGTAAGCTAATTCATGTTGGCCTTTTTGATTTAAATATCTTCCTAGATGTACATAAGGTTCAGATCTGTCAGGAAAAATTTCTATAGCCTTATCCATTTCAAATATAATCTCATTTAGATCTGCTCCTAATACCATTAGACACTGAGAGATTCTCATTTGAGCTTCAAATTTTTCTTCTATCCAAGTATCTTTTACTTTAAGATATAAACGATTCCATTGTAGACCCTCTTTGTACATTCCATAGTCCATATAACTTTGGGCAGTATAAAATATAGAACGATTATTTAAACCATCAGGGTCTGAAACTAAAGTATCCCAAAATTGTTTTTGAAGACGTTCAGCATCATATAAATATTTTTTAGGATCAAATGCTCTTGAGCCAATACCTTCACCTGAGATATAATACCCATAATGAGATAAATCACCAGTATTATATGAGGGGATTTCAAGTGCTTTAATAGTAGTATGAGCTACACCACAAAATTTCCAAGTGTAATTACCTTTAAATAAAATTAAAGCTTTCCACTCAGACCCCCCACGTCTAACTGGGATGTGATAAGCATCTTTACCTGATTCTTCAAGAGAAAATTTAAGTTCTCCTACTAATTGATCATCAGCATCTAAATGCATGATGTAGTCTGCTTTATCTTTAGCACGACTCATCATAAGGGTTTTATTATGATCAAACCCTACCCATTCATCTTGATAAAGTTTCCCAGGAATACCTTTTTCTTTAAAGAATTTTTTAACTATAGAAATAGTTTTATCTGTAGAACCAGTATCACATACTACCCAATGGTCAATATAGGGGGCAACTGATTTTAAGGTTTCTAAAATACAATGTTCTTCGTTTTTACACATTGTAGCAAAAACAATAGTGGGTTTTTTCTTATTCATAAATGTAGTTTAAAACTTGTTCTTCTTTAAAATATTTTCTTATAGGGGTATGGTTTTGGAATTTTTGAGAATGCCCTAATTCATTGTCCCAATTCCAGTCTTTTTTATCTAACGCTAATATACGATCATGAATTTGCTTATCATAGTGATCTCGTATAAGTCTTGCTCTTCTGTTAATATCTTTGGCATTATTATCTACAGTACTGTTTTTATTATTCCACTGTAAATAAAGCATCTTTTTAACATGGATTATTTTAGTATGTAAAAATGTTCTAACTATAAGTTCATAATCATCCGCTACAGGAAAGTATTTGCTATGACCTCCTATTTGGTTATAAACGTCTTTACGCCACATTCTAACATGATTTGGCATGCTTATGTTAAAACGGATTGACAGTGGGTTAATATCGGGATAATGGTGGTTTAGATACATTTTACCATCAGCTTCAACCCAAGTATGGCCAGCATAACCAAAATCGAAATAGTTGTCTTCTCTAGCATACCAGTTACCTGACCAATCATGGTCATAGTGGCGCATTTGACCATCTTCATATAATTCACAAACATCACTATAAATAAAACCTGCATCTGGGAATTGTAAAGATGCATTGCTACATTCTTCTAAGCAGGTACTAATTAAAGTATCATCATGGTCTAATTCAACTAACCAAGTACCATTACATAAAGAAGCTACTCGGTTTTTAGCTAAACCTACATTACCTCCTGTTAGAGGAAATAATTTATGGGGTTTAACTCTAAAATCAGATTTAGCTAAATCTTGTAAAATATCCCAAGTTATATCATCAGGTGAATCATCTAATACAACCCATTCCCAATCTGTAAAAGTTTGATTTTTTAAACTTTCATAAGTTCTTAAAATACGTTCATTAGTTTTATAAGTAGGAGTAAATACTGAAAATGTAGGCTGTGTGTTAGTACTATTTCTAAAAGTAGATTGACATACAATATCATTAGCTAAAACATTATCAGCGGGATATTGTGAATATTTAAATGATCTGGCTTGTAAAAATTTGTAAGGTATATTAATATCTTCTTGAGTATAAATAATTAAGTCAGGTTTATAGAGAGCAAAGTCACTCTCTATATCATCTGTATAAGGTAATGAATATACTATAACTTTTTCTTCTAGTGATTCCTGAAAATAGACATCTGATATAAGTTCAAAGGTACCTTGTTGATGCCAATTATATAGAATTGCACTAGGTTTTTTTACAACCAACATATTTTAAATTTCTGTATCAAAGAAAAATGTTTGAAATAGTCTACTGTCATATATATCTTGACCAAAGTAATCCATAGACATATGGAAATGATCTCCACGATATAAAACTAAACGATTATATTTATTAGCTAATCTATCTACTAACTCCCATTTAGTCATATCTTGAGAGTCTTTATTAACTAGAGCTAATAATTCAAGATCATAACTACCATCTTTTTTTCTAGGAGCCATAGACAAACCAGTTGGTTTATGTTTATATAAAGCAGTACCAGCACTTAAAGGAGCATCAGGGGTTAAATAACAAACACCTGCCCATTTAGTAGTTTGATCAGCATGAATCCAAGAACGATCACGAGATGTAGTATATTGGAAAGCTCCTGTGTACTGTTCTTCAGCCCAACGAGTTACTTTACCATAATAAGGAGATACTATTTTTTCAATAGTTTCTTTTATAGAATCATTTAAAAATGATTTAGTTCTGTTACCTGGATAGTTTCCTTTGACTCCAAAATCTTGTTGTAGAGCAAATTCTCTTAATTCATCTACATCACTATAAAAGTCATCAATTATAAAAGCTGATATTTGCATAGTAAAATTATTTGTAATGTTCACCACCTAACCATAGAACTAAGCTTTTTCTAGTACCTTTAGTAATTGGGGTTACTCGGTGCATTGAAAAACTTGGAAATATAACTGTTAAACCTTTATTTTTAGGAACTTGCATTACTCCTCCTCCATACCATAATTCTAGATCACCACCTTCATATTCACTGGGGTCTGAGAGTTGAACTACAACTGATATTTTTCTATGGCTAATTGAGCCTGGGCCAATGTCCATGTGCCAATCATAATGACCTCCACCTTCAGAATATACAGTGTATTGAATAGAATCAATTACTGAGTAAAGGTTAAAATTCCACATAGCTTTATTGGCTTCAACAACCATATTGATAATTTTGTCATAGAGCCATTGACTATCATCATTTGGGTGAAGCCATTTAATCTTACTTTTTCTAATAGATTCAACAATTTCATCACTACCTACAATAGTTCCTTTAGTATAAGGATAAGTATCAGCTAACTTTTCTACATTTTTTACATCAATTAAGTCTAAACCTTCTTTATACCAATAATAATTAGTTTGATTGATATGAGTAGGTACTGGGATAATAGGTTTTATTTCCATTTTAAATATTATTTACAGATTTGATAATTTTTTCTAAACTAAACATTTCTAAAGGAGTATCATATGGGCACTGTTCAGGCCATCCTTCAAAATTATAATCAAATAAGTAAGAATCTATTAGTTTAGGTTTATGTTTTGGTGGGGTAGCTACAATATTAGTATGTAATTCATATCCAAAAGCTTTATATGAAGTGCCAATCCATAAAACAGTTGAAGATAAATTTAAAGCTGCAGCTGCATGTTGAAGAGAAGAATCAATTAAAATTCGTTTTTCAGAAGCTGCTAATATAGAAATTAAATCTAAATTACTTAAAGGATGGAAAATAGCTTCTGCTCCAGGAATTGCCTGAGCCTCATTTCTGCAAATTTGAATAACATGATATTCTTGAGAGAAATAATTAACTAATTCTTGAGCAATATAAGGTGGTATATCTCTAGTCCAACTATATAATTTACTATCTTGTAAAGGGCCTCCATTAGTTTGTATAACCATTACTGGTTTATTTCTCATCCATCTATTCATTAAATTAGCTTGAACCATATTAGGTAAAATAACAGGTGTTTGACCTGTGTATTCTATATCTAACAATTCACACCAGCTTTTAATGATGTGTTGTTCTTTTTGGATGTGACCTGTTTGATAATATCCTTCTTGTCTAAATACTAATGTATCTTTTCCTTCAATATAATCTTGATAAAAATAAGGAGTATTACCTACATTATAGACACGTTCAATCTCAGGAAAATTTAAGAAGATTTCTGGGTAAGAGGCTACCATTATAAATTTCCTATCTGAGTATTTTTTAGCTATGGATGATAGAAGTGAGGTTGCAGCTATATTTTTACCGAGACCACCTTCAATATGCCATACTATATATTTTTCTTTGGGTTGCTCTTCAGCAACTTCTATTTGAGAACCTACTTTCATTTTTCGTATTCAAATAATTCATAAAACCAAGGATATGCTTCCACAATCATATCACATCCTTTCTCACCTAAAACTTCTTTAAAATCAGGTTCTTTATATTCTACCTTTTTTCGAATAATGTGATCTCCAAATACACCATGGATTGAATCATCTTCATGGGTGAGTTGTTCTACATTATCAAAATCATGTTCAAAATATGGGAGTTCAAAATAGCTATAAATTCGTTTTAATTCTTTTGTAGGATTTTGTGTTAAATCTTCATAACGAATAAATAAAATATTTTCATGGGTACCCATTAAAATGCTATCATATAATCTATCTACAGCAGGACCAATAGGAGGATTATTAGAAAAAAATTCAATTCGTTTATTAGAATTAGTACCTTTTAAAATATTCCAATCTGATGTTCCCAGGTTAAGATGGGGGTTTTTGCGATATTTTTTTTCTAAAGAAGCAAATACACCTCTTAAATCTCTAACCATACATATAATTTTAGGATTAGGATCAAAAAATCTAATAAATTCTGACTCTGATTTCCAAGCTCGGCTTTTGTCTATAACATATGGGCGATCTGTAATAGCATTATAATATCCATATATTCCAGATTTTAAAAATCCTTTATAAGCTTTTTCCATTTCCTTTTCATCCTGAGCTTTAAATTCTGGAGATGAAGAATAGATGGTTCTAGCGGCATCAGCGAATCCAAAAAGTCCAGAAGTAGGACTTGAATAGATTTTAGGATTTTGGGCTAAAATATTTTGTATAAGAGTAGAACCAGATCTAGGGAGAGAACTATTATAAAAAACTTTTTTTACCATATGTGTGTATAACTATTTATTAGATATAATATATGTTAAGATTTTAATACCTCCAATCTTGCTTCAGTATTTTCTAAATCTTCTATAAGATCTTTTAAAGATTGAACCATAGGAGAAATTAATTCTAAATATCTTAAATCATAAACATCAACATTTGGATTGTGTTCAGATTTTTGTTTTCCTAAAGCTTCAAATTTAACATTTAATTCATTTAAAGCTTCTTCCATTTCTTGAGCAATAAAACCATATTGCTCTTCCTTTTCTGTTAAACTACCATCTCTTTGACCCCATTCAAAACCACATTTTTCTACATATTGGCTTCTTTTATCCCAATTAAAAGTAACAGGATTAAGTTTTTTAATGAATGGAAGACCTAGGTTTGGTGATAAAGGCTTAATATTAGTTTTATCTCGTTGATCTGAAACGTTAGACCAAGCTGTAGCAATATAAGCCCTGGCGTGATTAGAATTACCTAAAAGAGTATGGTGAGCTGTATTACTAGGACTACAATTTACAGTGATTGAGATTTTATTAGCATTATCTCCTCCAGTTGCTCCTCTTCCAATAACTGTAGAACAAATACCACTAACACTACTATAGGCTCCAATAGATACTCCTTTATCATTTTGGGTACCACCACCTTGAGATGCTCTAAATCCTACAGCAGTTATATTACAACGATATTGGGCATATCTGCCTGAACAGATTCCTATAAAGATATTATCATTACAGCTATTAGAAGCACCTTGATATGCTTGACATCCTATAGCTATATTTTTATCTCCAGTATTACCATACCCACGTAAGGCCACATCACCCATAGCTATATTGTAGGATGCATTATTACCTTGAGAAAAGGCAGCAAAAGGGCCAATTGCTATATTAAAACTTCCAAATTGATTTTGCCAACCTGCTCTATGTCCAAAAAAAGTATTACTACGTCCACAAACAGATCCATTAGAGCCTGATCTAACATCTTATCCGGCTCTGGAACCAAT